AGCAAACACCAAAGCCTGTTGAGGCAGGCTTATATTGTTAGACCCAAGCTCATAACCGACGATTCTCCTGCTTTAGATAAAGCGATCAGGACCATCGAGAGCGAGAATCCCAGTGCTTTCTGGAAAGAGAAAGACTTTGAAAAGCGGAGGTTCTACCATGCGCCACGCCCAGGCACTCCTTATGCGTCTGCTGTCCATGCGTGGCCGAAAGATCTCTTATGAACTGGAGAGAGCTAATCAAAAATCAAACCAGGAACGAGAAGTTCAGGCCCGTCGAAGAAATATGGAGGGAATACGGATGGAAGCCACCAAGTACCGAGTGTCCAGAGACGATGGCTAAACACAAAGCGTTTAAGGAATGGTCGATCCGTGGCATCGTGGATCAACCTTATCAAGCAAGTTAAATCTTCGGACGTTGAGGAGATCGCGGCAGCGTATGAGAAAGCGCTGCCGTTTGTCGTTCAGGATTGGGCGAAGATGATCCTAAAACTTCCTAAGACTAAAAGACTCCCAATTATCGAGAAGATAGACAGGGTTCACGGAGACAAGATAGGGCAAATGGTCAGGGACGAAGTTACCGCGCAACACCGCGACTTTTCTCGAAAGACCTCATCCCAGCAATCCCCAACATCCCGCTCAAAATAACCCATAGCGCGTCTGTGTCGAGCATGGGAGGAGGCGATACTTCACGAGGAACATAACCCTCTGCCTGAAGCCAGGTCCACGCCCAGACAAGAAGAGGGTAGAGCAGGAACTGGTAGAACATCGCACCAGCACCAACCCAACCAATAGCAGGTCTCCAGCCGGCAACGAATAAGTTTTGGTTCGCAGCCTCGACCTTGTTGACTTCCATCTGACCGAGATCAATAGCCTGGTCGATGCGTTTGGCCTCGAGCTCGAGTTGCATCCGCTCTTTATCGGTCGTTATCAGGTCCGATGCAACCTTACCAACAGACTCGATCACCGACCCTATGCCTAAGAAGTTCATAATTTCAACGTCCGGTTTAGCCAACCAAGTAAGAACTTCATCTGGCTTCTATCTCTGGTCACGATGTCACGATAACGAGCGATCTTTGCAAGCGCGTAGTAGGCCACAAATAGCTCAGGATTGGCTTGGTTGAGTGCTTGTACGGTCTTGGGTCCAATAGAACCGTCTGGAGCGGTTTTAACGCATATCTGGGCGAGTTTAGAAGCGACAGAAACGCCTGTGTTGACTGCGAAGTTAAAGATAGAAGAAGCGATTACGTCTGACTCGATTTCATCGCCTCTGATCTTGTTCCAGAAGTTTGTTTTGTAGAAGTCTCGGACTAACTGAGTTGGAGGCGTCTCTGTGTAGTCGATGTACTGCCAACCCTCCCACTTTGGATTCATCTTGCGAGCAATACCTGCGTAGGTCATGCCACCTCGATCACCAGGAACCTCATGGAGAACGTAACCACCCTCGTCCTCCATCATCTTATCGAACGCTGACTCAAAGCTAGCCAATTGCTTCACCCCTGAAATAAGCGGTTCCTTCTATGACCTCGCATAACTCCGGCGGAAGAAGCCTGCCGTTTTGGAACTTTAGAATCGCAAAGCCCTGACACCAAGGAACGGGATTGTCCTCCATGTAACTAAACTGATCGCCGCCAGGATCTGCAAGCATACCCGTCGAAATGCCGTATCTACGCCCAGTGTAGTCGCCCCAACCCTTGACTTCTAAGAGATGGGTATGACCGCTGCACGCACTCAGCCCAGATTTAAGCACGTTGTTATATCCAGAGTGGATGCCTCCATGTTGAAAACGATGCTTGACCATACAGACTTCATTCACCATCACCGACCAGGATACCGTCCATTCTGGGATATGATCTTTAAGACATGTTCCACCGATACCCTTGAACTCAGGAACCTGCCCTGCCAAACGCCTATCGAAGCGTATATCGTGGTTTCCGGTTGTTCTATGTAGGAATGTTCCTAGACCCTTACAAGCCTTGACGATCTTATCCATATGCCACTGGACCGCTTCGAGTTCATCCCTGAGACTTGCAACAGGACTCCAATCCATAGGACCGTATCTTGAGATTGTTCCTCCGTCCAAGATGTCGCCGTTAGCAATAATTGCTTTAGGCTTGAGCATCTTGATGACTTTAAGAAGCGCATTAAACCCTACAGAAGGCTCGCCAGGCATAAAGTGCGCGTCACTAAAAACCAAGACGTAACCATCAACGGTTAGGATAGACCTTTTGGCGTTTTGAGGAATAGTGAGAGAGTGATCTGAGTCGAGGAATAAACCGTAACGTGACTCAATAGACCTGCGTCTGGCGTAAACGCTGCGCTGTGAAGTGTTAAGAGCCTTTGCAACCCCAGCAGGGCTTTTTAGCTCTCGGAATAGCGCGATGAACTCATCGTCGCTGCATTTTGCGTTGTGAACCATGAAGCCCCCAGTGCTCGACGCTTTGGATCATCTTTCGCGGGATCACTAGCGATTGAGCTATTGCGTCATCCGTAACGGACTGACAAATCTTCAGGCCACGCTCATTATCTGCAACTAAAAAGCCAATTGAGGTAACAAGTGGAACCTGAAACTCGGCGGCTTTTTCGAGGCTCTCACCCCATCCCAAAGTGTCATGCGCTGCATCTTCCCAAACTACTTTAACTATCTGAGGGAGATTTTTCATTCTTCTTGTCTTTTATCGCGTGATACCACTTCCAGACAAGCCAACCGGATTGAAGCACAATATATAACAACGTGGCAAGTGCAACCCATTCATTGAGTGTTAATCCACCAACAGTAACAGCCGTGGTTATGGCTATGGGAGGCGCTGCTTTTACAGCTTCCGTGATGACATCAGACTTTTGTTCCGGCGACATGACAACCTCATACGGCTACTTTACGAATGGCTCTTACGATTAAGGATTGAGATTTAGCGTTATTGAACTGACTGCCATCTAAGAAGTCAATTCTAGTGGCTGTTGTAAGACCAGCGCCAGGATTGGTGCTAGACCAAGTCCTCAAGTTAGTAGCAAAGGCTTCTGATCCGCCAGACTGAAACGCAGCAACGCTTGTTTGTGCTGGTGTTCCTGTGGTGTAGTTAGAACCCCTAGAAGGCACTGAGTAGGAGTTTGTACCGTAAGAAGTGCTATTAGACTGTGTGGTTGGCTTGAGGTTGTAGTAACAAATCTCTAACTCATAAAGAGCAGGTAGATACCAATCCGAGTAACCATTGATCGTTAGCGCAGCGCACCATTGAGCAGCAGGATAAGTTGCTGAGTCTAACTCTGCTGTGTTCGTTGCTCCATCGTAAGTTGATAAGCCTAACGAGTCAGACGTATCCGATGTCTTGTAGTTAATACTGCTGTTTTGACCAGAGGCTTTAGGGGAGACCAAAAGATAGTAAGTGTTGCCACCAAAAGCTATCTTCCCTGCGTAGTAACCTCCCTGCCAGAACTCACCGATGGTAGACGGGCCTCTAGCACCAGATCCTGGGCCAAAGCCTCTAACAGACCCTCCACCTAATGATTCTAGTAACGGCATTATGCGTACCGAGACTGTGAAGCCAAGACAGTAAACGTTGCTGATCCTGTCTTGATGATGGAATAGGAGTACACGTCGATAGAACTAGCATTGCCTGCTGTAGGAGCAGTACCACCTAACCATTTAGGTGTAACCGATGAACCATCTACTTGCACCGCAGAGTTGTAGTAAGCAGTGCTTCCATTAGTGACTAAGAAGGCACAGGTTAAGACCTCTCCAGTAGCCATTGCGGTATTCAGTGACGTACCAGAAGAAGCTCTGAAGTTAAGTGTAAAGTTCCCAGAGGCGTTAGTTGTGTAGTACAGAACACCTTGGGTTGTAGTGTCGAAGTTAATCGTGCCTGTTGCTGCTGTTGCTGATACCGTGATTGTCTCAACAACACCTTGTAGCTTTGCGCCGATCTGAGAGGATGTAGATGCTAGAGAGAGTTGTTTAGCAAAGGTCGCAGCTTGTGCAGAGGAAATCGTAAGTGCTAGCGTACCTCCGGTCTTAACCTCTAGGATGTCTGTGTTGTCAGACGTAATCGAGGTTCCAGCGGTAGCTGCATTAAGGACGTTCGCCATTCTCTACCTCTACCCAGTTAGTTGTTTCTTCATCCCAGCTATACATCTTGCCATCTTGAGGCATTGCTACTGGAGCTTCCCACTGAGCATTAGCGTTTAACAGCCAGCTAGCAAAGGGCTTAGGCGGCACAAACGCGTCAATGTCTTGCCTATATGTATAACCAATCCCTGCGTAGTTCTTACGCATGTTGCCGTTATAACTTGTCTGCTTCCACGTTCCACCGAGAATCTTTTCTAGATGGGCAGCACCAATGTGCTCTTTCTCAACACCGCTAGCGTCAGAAGTGTCCTTGTTATCAACAACGACAACCTGCGTGACGATGTTGTTTTCATCAATCTTTGCGAAGTGAGCCATTACGCCTCCAGCCTTAAGCCTGTTAAATCCATCTCTTCCCCTACGACACCGACAGGAAAGGTATTAAAACTGAGTGAGATTCTTGTGTCCTCGCCTTTGACCTCTGGAACCATATGTGTGAGCGAAGAAGGAAAGAGAATCAGCCTGCCTGCATAAGCCTCAAACCACCAGCTCTCAGAGTTGTACGGGTTCCACTGGTCAGGAGGGAACTTGATCTGCTGCCAGCCATCTTTGTAGAAGTAAATCCGATCATCAGGGTTGGTCTGAACGTAGAACACACCTGAGATGTAACTATTAGGATGGGCGTGTTTGTGGTGGTACTGACCTTGCTCGCTATAGTTGCACCAGCTTTGCGTCACTCTCAGACTTACATTGTGCTTAGGATTGACTGTTGACTTGAAGTATTCCGAAACAACATCCTCGATGAACGAACGTAGATTCGTCAGCACAGGGTTACGAAGTACGAAGTTATCAGTGCTTGTCGTATTTCCCTGATTCGGTCTTGTCTGTAACTCACGGATGAAGAACAACTCCTCATCGGACAAAGGTCTACCGAGTTCAGCAAAGCCTACAGGTGTCGGAAAGAGATTATGCAATTGCATCTTCAATTTCCTTTTGCTTGATGCCCATCTCTTCTAACTGTTCAGGTAGCCAGATCGTAGGGATTGAATCTTCAAACTCTCTGATCTTGTCTATCACCCAATAGACCTCTTCAATACTCGGACAAGGTCTCGGATCATCCCATCGTGTGAAGACGTTGTTAGAGATTTCCCACTTCGCACCCGGACGAAGAAGGTGCATAGCTGTGTCTATTCCTAGGAAGCGATATGTTTTTGTAGTCATGTTATTGATTGATTTTGATGATTACGATACCGGAACCGCCTTTACCACCTGTGCCGCCTGAAGATGAATACCCTCCACCACCAGCGCCGCCTCCAGTATTATTAGACGCACTTGTTGCCGTTGTATCGCTATTTGTTCCATTTGTTCCACCGCCAGCACCGCCAGTTCCTGCTGTGCCGCCTTGACTGCCGCCACCCCCACCACCAGCATACGTTACTGAAGAACCAGAAATAGAAGATGCAGTACCAGCCCCTCCGTTACCACCTGTAGTACCGGAACCAGCGCCACCAGTAGCCACTGGGCTTTGATTTGATCCTCCCCCGCCACCGCCGCTACCAGAACTATTATTCCCACCATTACTACCTTGTGCTGGGCTAGTTGATGGGGTATCTCCTGTGCCGCCAGGGTTTGTAACTGAGCCACTACCGCCACCACCACCGCCAGACCCACCATTTCCTCCAGGTTTTGCTGGAGCTGCGTTAGCCCCGCCGCCGCCGTAACCACCCCCGGCAGATGTGATTGTGCTAAATGTAGAGGGATTCCCAACAGCACCATTATTACTACCAGGAGCTGTTCCTCCATTACCACCACCACCAACGGTTACTGTGTAATTACCATTACCATCGCCGCCGGTGGTAGATACAGCTAAACCAGTTCCTGTTCTAAAGCCACCCGCTCCACCGCCGCCACCTATACTAGAACCACCACCCCCACCACCCGCAACCACAAGGTAGTCAACAGAGGTCACACCAGTAGGACATTTCCACGTTGTAGTGCCTTTGAAGGTAAAGACCGTTTGTGATGGTACGGTGTACTTGAGGATGACGATACCGGAGCCGCCTGCGCCTGCAACACCATAGCTTGTACCTGCCCCGCCGCCACCACCGCCGCCAGTGTTTGTGCCACCCGCAAGCGCAGGAGAATTATTTTCCCATCCTCCCCTTCCACCACCACCTATTCCTCCGGTATTTGCCGGCCCACTAACACCCCTACCACCGCCACCACCACCAGAAAAATATCCTGTGGATGGTGTACCACCAGGGCCAGCACCACCATAAGACGAAGCAAATGACGGTCCTTGCACTCCGTCCCCTCCGTTGCCACCAGCATATTGAACAGGGCTTGATGTTCCGTTTGAACCTGCCGCGCCAGCGCCACCACCGCCGCCACCACCCGATGTACCTCCTACAGCGCTCCCTCCGGCATACCCTTGAACCGCAGGAGCTGGAATTGCTGGTGTATTACCACTTCCACCGTTTACTGGGGACGGTACTCCTGACCCAGTGTAATTACCACCTGCACCACCACCAGAACCACCACTTATCCCAGCGGTAACTACTTTGCCACCACCACCACCACCAAAAGCAACTAAAGCATTTGCGTATGGGTTTCCAGAAGAGGGATTTGCGGTAATTGGAGCGCCCTGAATGTAAGAATGACCACCAGAACCACCACTTAAACCAGATGTCGCGGCTGTTCCTGCTGCCCCTACGGCAATTGTGTAATCCGTTCCTGCTGTTACGGAAAGTCCTGTTCCCGTTCTAAATCCCCCTGCGCCACCACCACCTGCCAAATCAAAACCACCGCCACCACCACCAGCCACAACCAAATACTCAACCTCTGTCACCCCAGCAGGGCAAGTCCACGTAGAGGTAGCTGTAAAGGTTTGGATGACGGTGTAGCCACCACCGCCGCCTCCTGAACCAGCGAAGGCAGCAGCAATCATTGCACTTAATGCACCAGCCATATTAGGTCACTCCTGCACCAGAGACATACCACGTATCCGTAGCAACCTTAAGTAAGGTAGCCATTCCTTTTGTCGCCACTGTCCTGTTACCCGTAGCACCATTGGCTAACTGAAAGGTAACACCAGCACCAGAGATCGTAAGGTTTCCAGAGTTGTTATTAACGACAAGGATCGTTGTACCCACATCAATCGCCGTAGTTGCGTTTGTGTTTACCGTAAGGGTTGCTGTAGAGCCACCAGTGAAGTAAATATGCTTACCCGCATCGCTTGCAGCCACAGTCGTATTCGTGCTCTGTGGAGCGCCGATAT